CTTTATCCGTTCGGGAGAGCATTTACAAAGTTGTGACATATTACTTTAAATGAGATTTTCAAACAACAGAAAAGTTATAATAACTTTACTGAGTAAGAAAGAATCAGATTATAAGAAATATGTACAAATTTGGGACAAGTACGAGACACAGCTTAACCTATGCATTAAAGCATGGGGAAAGCGTCAGGCACTTCTACGATATAAAGAATGTTACGTATTTCTACGAAACAAGCTTTTATACCTAAATACCGAACCTATTCCGTTCTGTAGGATCGATAAACGAGGACTTCCTAAACCCTTATGGCCTTTGAGACCATTGTTAAAAGGATCAAGAGAAGAACATCGTTTAGCCCTAGTTATCGCGAGAACTTACGAATCAATTCAACTTCCAATAGATTATTCGGTTGATAATATTACTAACGGCGCCTCTTATACAGAGACTGCTTTTAATGACGTTAATCAACAGTTTAAAATATTTTTGGGAGAATTCACTAATAAGTTCCCGTGGTACTTGGGTACCCTACAGAAGCAATCTCCTTTAGAAAAACAAGTGTTCACAACACTATCAAAAGGTCCTAATGGACCTGCTGTAGCATGTGCACACCTGGATGCCAAAGGAGTCATACAACAAGAAGAGTTATACCATGCTATTAGAAATCTCAATTTTGCATTAAGACAAAATTGGATCACTAAATGGATGGAAGAACAAGCTTCATCGTATGAGAGCAAAGAACTTTACTTTACCGGAAGGTTAGGCTTTTCAGCTGAACCCGGTGGTAAAACAAGGATTTTTGCTATTGCAGATTACTGGTCCCAGTGTTCTCTAAAGGTCATACAAACAAGTTTGTATGATACCTTAAAATCGATAAGTACAGACTCCACTAGAGATCAAGATGGCAGTTTCAAGAAACTACTATCTAAATCAAGAGGGAGAAAGACATATTGTTTTGATCTTTCAGCAGCATCTGATCGAATTCCTGTTGTGATGCAGGAACATAGATTAGATCTACTGCAGGAAGGACTTGGAGAACTATGGAGAAAAGTAATGACGGAACGGGACTTTGAAATCGTAGGACATAATAAGAAAGTCAGATGGAAAATAGGACAGCCTTTAGGCCTACTATCTTCTTTTCCTTCTTTCGCATTATGGCACCATGACATCATACAATATGCTGCAAACTTTGAAAGGATCAATAACGGTAAACCGTTAAAATTCTTTAAAGATTACAGTTTATTAGGTGATGACGTGGTAATATACGATACCAAAGTCGCCAATACCTACCAATATCTAATGGAATTAATAGGAGTTCCTATTAATCTCAATAAATCGATCATTGGTACTGATGAACATTCACAGATAGAGTTCACCAAAAGGTTAGCTCTAAATGGAATGGAAATGTCCTCAATCAAAAATAATATATTAAACAAAGATTCAATCATAAATATGATTGACCTTGTAGATATATTACTGGAGAGAGATTTCATTTCTTCAGATACAGGGCATTATATGAGATTTCCTTTCCTTTCATCAAAGGATGAGGAAAAGCTAAACTTCCTGTTTTGGGCAAGATCTCAATGTGCTACCCCATTTAAGGGTTATAGCACCTGCGAGATTTCTCGTGAATCTTACAATTTGAAATTGAAGGATAAACGATCCGAAAACTTAAGGAACAAAGCTATGCAACTTGATAAATATCTAACTGGTCAAAAACCAGTTGATATCTATTACAAGAAGC